AGTCAAAGAAGAACCGCTCGAGCTATATCAAAGACCTGATTCGTAAAGATATGGAGAACTCGAGAAATTAAGTTCTGCGTACTCTTGCGCACTCTTGCGCGGTGTTTTGTGATATTATGTACAGTAGCGATTTACGCAACAAAGGGACTAATAAGCGTTCTGGTCATAAGCCAGGGCGCTTTTTTGTTAGGCAGGTGAGCAAATGAGTTACAACATCAGACGCTCATACGCTAGAGATCAGTTGCGTAAGCAGATGATTGCACGAGAAGAACCGTGTCACATTTGCGGTATGCCAATTGATTACTCGCTTCCTGCTGGTGACCCGATGAGCTTTGAGATGGATGAGGTTGTACCCGTCTCAAGGCTACCTCTTGAACAAAGACGAGCCGCCGCCTGCGACCCAGAGAATGTCAAAGCGGCGCACCGTATATGTAATCAGAAGCGCGGTAACCGCATGATGGACGAGCTTAAGGGTAATGCACTACCTATTGTAAGAACGCGTCTGTGGTAGGGGGGTACACCCTCCCACAGCCCCAAAAAGACGCCCCTTGGCATAGTCAGAATATAGCGAACCCTCAAATTTTCCACAGTAAAGTGAGCCTGAAAGGAGGTCTTGATGGCCAAGAAACTAGTTACTATTTGCAGAGAGGGCGGTCGGTATGACATCTATAAAGCACTGCAGATAACTATGGCAAAGAAGCTAGATGATTGTGAATCTGGCCGTGATTTTGCTGCCATTGTAAAGACATTCGTCCAGGTAGTTGACGAAGTCGACGCAATGGAAAAAGAGAAGTTGCTTGCAGCTAAAAAGCCAAGCCCTGCTAAACGAGCCAGAAAGACATATCTCAAAGAGGTCTCGTGATGCCAAGGCGTAAAAAACGTGTTGGAAATCAAAAACCGACCTTTGAACGCATTGGAAAATATCATCATTCTGATGCAAAAGCTTGCATAAATATGTTTTCTCATTACGGGTTTAAGCTTGATGACGCGCAAAAATACGAGCTTGAACTTTATATGGCTAAAGACGCTAAAGGTATGCCAGCGGCTGAAACTATTGGTGCAGCAAAGCCACGACAAAATGGTAAATCGTTTGCCGCACGACTCTACGGCATTTGGTGTGCGGCCATTTGTGGAATGGACGTTGTCTATTCAGCTCACAATGCAGATACCGTTGATGAGTTCTTTGATATGATCGTGAACCTTTTTACGGACGATGAGACATACCCAGACTTAGCTGAACTTCTTCTTAAGGCTTACAGACAGCCAGGAAAGCAATACTTGCTCTTTGATTGTGGGCATTACAAAAGCGGCAAACGCGCAATTGGAAGGCTTAAGTTCTCGACACGTACAACATCAAAGGCACGCGGAGGCACACGCTCACTCATTATTATTGATGAGGCACAGGAGCTTACAGACGCTCAGCTAAATGCTATTTTGCCAACTGTTTCTGCATCTAAAGATGGTTCTCCACAAGTCATATATATCGGAACTCCTCCTGACCCGACATGTAGAGGAACAGTATTCAAACGAATGCACGATACAGCTCACTCCGATAGTCCTGGCGAGGCTTGGTGGCTTGAATGGGCCGCAAAATCGGTTCCGAGAGAGGATATCAGCGATGAAGAAGCACTCAACCTTGCTTATGAGACTAATCCAGCTCTCGGCGCTCGCATCACAGAAAGAGCGGTACTCAACGAATGGCACCAGATGACAAAAGATGGATTTGCTCGTGAGCGTCTTGGTTGGTGGTCAACGCTCGATACTTCAGTTGAGTATATCGTCAATGCAAATGACTGGAATGAGTGCATAACAGAAGAGCCTTATGACGATGGTCTTCTTGCTTTTGGAATCAAATATTCGCTCGATGGTAAGAAAGTAGCAATTTCAGCAGCTCTAACTCAGCAAGATAACCCAACAGCTTATGTTGAGCTCGTGGATATCGCAGACGCTTATGGAGCTGGTCAAAACCTCGCTCAATGGATCAAGGAACGTGAGAGTCGTATTGCATGCGTTGTTATTGATGGCCGTTCTGGCGCAACTCAGCTAGCCGAACGCTTGCAGGAGCTACGTTTTCCGAAGCGAGGCATTGTTCTTTGCGATACAAAACAGGCTGTAGCGGCAGCTTCAAGATTTGTTGATGAAGTTGGAGCACACAGCATATGTCACGTCCCCTCTCCAGCACTGGACGAGTCTGTTACAGGCTCGTCCAGGCGTGCAATTGGAAATAACGGTGGCTTTGGATTTGGAGATTCTCCAAAAGCAACGTGTACCGCCGCTGAATCTGCAGCACTTGCACTTTATGGAGTTAGAACCACTAAACGAAACCCAGCTAGAAAGCAGGTAGTCTGGTGACAATTGGAATTATTCCTGTTGCTATTGCAACAGCGGCTGGACTGAGAAAAGAAGATAGGCAGACAGTTTTAAATCTCTGTGCAGTTTACTCAAAGACTCTTGCGCGCAATCGTTTGCGCGATGGCTACTATCTCATGCATATAAAGCCTCAGCAGCTCGGCATTTCGGTGCCTGACGGCTTAAGAAACTTGGAGCAGGCTATTTCATGGCCAGCAAAGGCTGTAGATGCTCTTGCTGACCGCTCTCAGTTCGATGGTTTTACTTGCACGGATGAGGATACTGCCAAGGAACTACAGGCTATTGTTCGTGAAAATGCCCTCAAGCGACGCTATCGTAAGGCTGTCAAAGGCCAACTTAGAAATTCCTGTGCGTTTCTTACGGTTACGGCTGGAAATGTTGACGCTGGAGAACCAGCGGTTATCATTTCTGCGTATTCTGCAGTATCCGCTGCCGCCCTTTGGGATGAACGATTACATCGTATCCAGGCGGGCATTGTTGTAGTTGATCGTGACAATCGACCGAATCACAGGAATGCACCAACGTGGATTAATGTCTTTACCGATACTGACATTATTCGCATTCGAAGAGCGCTCGACTCGACTCGCTGGGTTGCTGAATATATTCCGCATGGAATGGGTCGTTGTCTCATGGAGCCTTTGGTTTATGAGGCAACGCTTGACCGTCCGTTTGGTAAGTCACGCATCACTCGAGCTGTTATGGATCTGACGGATGACGCCATGCGCTCAAGCGTTCGAGCTGAAGTTGCGGCTGAGTTTATGACGGCGCCCCAGAAATATCTTGTTGGCGCTGACCCAGACGCTCTCAATAAGCTTTCAAAATGGGACGCTTATATTGGCTCTATTTTTGCAGTCTCAAAAGACGCTGATGGTGATACCCCAACGTTTGGACAGCTGCAGCAGGGGTCAATGCAGCCGCATATTGACTACATGCGCTCGCTTGCAGCTCGTTTTTCTGCTGAGACAAATGTTCCAATATCAGAGCTCGGAATTGTATCTGATAACCCAAGCTCAGCTGAAGCAATCTACGCCGCAAAAGAGCCTTTGGTCGTTGACGCTCAAAACCTTAATGCCGACAACGGCGAAGCTCTTCGAGATATTGCTCTTATGGCGTTGGCAGTTAAGAGAAACATATCATTTGCCGAGGTGCTTACAACAGAACCTAATATCACGGCTAAATGGCGCAATCCTGCGATGCCGTCAATTGTTTCCCAGGCTGATTCCATGCTCAAGATTGCTCAGGCTGTTCCGTGGATTGTCAATTCTGAGATTCTTCTTGAGGAACTGGGTTTTACGGATGACCAAGTTCAAAGGCTTGAAAGTGATAAGGAAAGGGCTTTAGCACAGGAGCTTCTTAGGGCACGTTTTGCCGCAAAGGCTGCAAAGACTCCAGTTGACAATCAAGATTTACTGGATGGTGTAATTGATGCAGGTAAGCAAGGATAGAATTTCGCAGTATAGAAAAGAGCTTGATTCAGCCGCAAACGATGCGGCTGAATTTATGTCTGACTATTATGATGCGCTTAGAACTGCTAATCCTAACTCTTCGGTAGCAGAGCTTCGAAACATGGCTATTAAGTCAATTAAACAAGCTCTCAACGCTTTTTCTTCTCAAGCAGGGGAGCTTGCAGGAGAGCTGTTTGATGAGATAGTAAAAGCAGAAGGTGTTAAGGCAAGGTTTCGTTATCATAAAACTATTGAACAGGGTTTAGTCGAGAAAAAAGTTCATTACCTTGCAAAAGACTTAGTTGATGGTAACAACCAGAAGTTTATTGACGCTTGTGCAACGCTTACTCGTTTTTATGTACATCGTGAAGCCAATACTAATATGTACAGAAACGTTGCTCGCTCGAATATTCGCTGGGCAAGAGTTCCATCCGGTACAGAGACCTGCGGCTGGTGCTTTATGCTGTCATCACGTGGTTTTGACTACACGTCAGAATTAAAGGCGGGAGGTCTTGGACATAAGTTCCATCTCCACTGTGACTGCATCATTGTTCCAGGAACAAAAGAAACTACCATTGATGGATACAAGCCAGAAGAGATGTATGCTCGCTGGGTTGAATGCGCCAACACGCTTGGACTCGAGCCTACGTGGGAGAATCGTTTTGCAATCATTGCCGAATGTGAGACAAGAGATTTCAAGTGGCTCTATAACGGCACTCCGCCCGAAGTGACTTATGCAACACCGGAAATAGAGCGCTCAGTAACAATAAAAAACCCATGGGAAGACAGAACGGCTCATAGGCTTGCGGCTGTAGGTATTGAGCCACATTTTCAGATTGATTACTACTGGGTTATAACGGATGGCATAAAACATAAAGTTGGATTACCTGATTTTGAAAATGGCGTTGAAATAAAGACTCTTCAAGACTCTGAAAATGCCTTTGGAGCAGTGAAAAACTATGTCCTAAAGACTAATAAAAGAAAAAAAGGAGTTGTAAGGATGGTGATAGATGACTCTGAATCTAATTTCAGTGACGCAGAGCTTATTAAAGCAATACAAGATGTTACAAATGAATTCGGTGCCAATTACACGATTGCCTGTTTTACAAAAACAGGGAAATTAGTAAATGTGCACAAATAAAGAGCGAGTGCAAATTCGCGCAGTTGTACGCGGGCTGCTCGCTCTTTGGGTTAATTATACCCAATTCCGTTAGTTTATGCCACTTAAAGAACTATGTGGTTTGGGATACTAGTAGACAAGACATATTAAAAAATGCACCCACTCTCGCAGATGCATTTCATTCACCAACAAACCCGACTCAGTCCAGCCGTTGGCTCGTCCTTTAATTAAACAATACCCACGCAAATCCACATCAAGTAGAATCGGGCGGGTATCTCTACTGACTAGTGTACCCAATTTCATTGATTTAAGCCACTGAAAAGTGGCTTTTTTCATATACGCAACCGTTGCGGCAAAGCGGTATTTACCTCGTGGCAAGGGTAATGCCACTCGTAAACGTCCGAGCGGACGGAACCTGTTGAAAGGAAAGAAATGGATTTGAAGGAACCTGTAACCACTCAAGAGCAGCTCGACAAGATCGTGAAAGACAGGCTGGAAAGAGAGCGTGAAAAAGTACGCTCTGAGTTCTCTGATTATGATGACTTGAAAGCCAAGGCTGAAAAGCTTGACGAACTCGAAAAGAGTGGCTCCGAGGAGCTGAAAAAGGCACTCGCTGAGGTTGACAACCTTAAAGGTGAACTGCAGACACGTGATGAGAACGCTAAATTGCAGCAGATGCGCAAGCAAGTCGCTAAAGACACAGGGGTACCAGAGGACCTCATTCAGGGCGCAGATGAAGAGAGCATGAAGACGTTTGCAGAAGCCGTAGCGGCGTTCGCCAAAAAGCCTTCTGCTCCAATCATTCCAGAATCAGGTATTTCTACACAGGCTGGAGAGACTCCAGCGCAAAAATTTGGTCAATTCATGGCCGAAACATTCAACTAATTGAAAGGATTTAAGTATGGCAACCGGTATTTTGACAACTTCTGCAACACTTCCAAAAGACCTCTCTGACGAGATCTTTGCAAACGTCCAAGACCAGTCTGCAATTATGCAGCTTGCAACTCCAATTGAGCTTCCTGGTCGCGGCATGACTATCCCAGTTGTAACTGGTGACCCAGAGGCTTCTTTTACCGCTGAGGGTGAAGAGGCTAAGGTATCTAATACCTCTCTTGGCGTTAAGGAAATGAAGCCTTATAAGCTCACTGTTATTGAGCTCTTCTCCAATGAGTTCAAAGATAACTATGAGGCCATCTTTGCCGAGCTTCAGAATCGTCTTCCAGGAGCCATTGGTCGCAAGGTTGACTCTACCATTATGTATGGCACTGCACCTGGCACTGGCTTTGACACCCTTGCAGACGCTGAGTCTGTAGACCTTTCTGTTAAGCCTTATGACGGCTTTGTTGACGCACTCGAGAAGGTCTCTAACGCTAACGGTGACCTTAACGGTTGGGTACTTTCTCCAAAGGCACGCACTCTGCTTCTTAAGGCTAAGGATAGCCAGCAGCGTCCACTCTTTATCACCAACCCATCTGTTGAGGGCAAGGATGGCGGCTCTTCTGTTCTTGCTATTCCATCTCTCTTCTCTCGTGCAGCTTATCAGGCAAAGGTTGCTTCTAAGACCCCTGAGCTTGTTGGTGTCGGTGGTGACTGGACTGGTGCTCGCTTTGGTCTCGTTAAGGACATCACTGTCTCTATGGCAGACCAGGCAACCATCAATGCTGGAGGCACTGCAATGAACCTCTATCAGCGTGATATGTTTGCTCTTAAGTGTACCTTTATGTTCGGCTTTGTCGCACGTGATAAGGCACAGTTTGTCCGCCTTGCAAACGGTACCGCTGCTTAATAGGAGGCTTATATGGCAGAGACAAGAAGCTTTGCCACAAAGGCCGACTATGAGAAACGTTATGGGTCTGGTGCTCCAGAGAGGGTTGAGGTGCTTTTGCAAGATGCCTCAGCCCTCTTGCGCTCAAATTTCATTGCATATCATCAAACGGCTTACAAAGAAGGCTTGAACCTTCGGTTTGATGAGAATGCTTGTGCCGTTACTTGCGCGATTGTTGCTCGTGCTGTGAATGTTCCTGCTGGTTTTGAGGGTGCTTCTCAGTACAGTCAGCATGCTGGTCCTTATGAGTCGACATTGACTTTTGCAAACCCAACAGCTGATTTGTATGTAACGCGCTCAGAGCGCACTCGACTCGGCTTGAGTGGTATCAGAATTGGCTCAATTCAGCCGATGTGTAAGCAAGACCATGAGGTGAATGATGGCTGCCATTAGAGGTGTTCAGGTAGAAGTGGTTAGAGTAACTACTGTCTTAGACGATCATGGCAACGAGACCTCTGGAATAGAGTCTTTTGAGCTTGTTGACAATGTCTTGCCAGCTCCGGTTGCGACATCTGATTTGTCTGCAACGCGCCCAAACGGTGACCGCATAGACATGGTGTTCCACTTTCCAAAGGCTTATAAGCGAAGCCTAAGGGGAACTTTTATTGAGTTTGATGGAGTGAGGTTTGCGGTTGTTGGTGACCCACAGCCCTATCTTGATAGTCTAACGCCGCTCGATTGGGACAGGGAAGTTGAGGCGGTGGTTGTCGATGGGTAATGATTTTATAGTCACGGGTCTCAAGCCAGACTTGGCTGGTATCCGCGAGGTACTTCATACTGCTCCTGTAGCTGATATGTGCCGTGAAGCGGCTCAGATTTGTGCGGCAAAATGTAATTCTTTACTGCCAGAAAAATACCTCAAACATGGTGCTCGATTTGACGCTAAATGGGTTAATCGAGAGTACACCGCAGCTGGCCTTGTGTACTGCTCTGGAGCGGAGAACGGCATATGGGCTGGACGTGCTAATGCAAAGCTTAATATTCTTAAGAAGGGATGTAGAGGATGAGCTATGACATTCTTTCAGACCTTACTAAGTATATGAGTCAAAAGCTCAATATTCCTGCTTCAACACGAGTTCCCGCCCGCGAACCAAAAGAGTTTATTACCGTTACGCGAACCGGGGGAAGCTCTACGATTGGCTGGGATACGGCTAATCTTGCAGTGCAGGCTTGGAGTACCACGGATGCCGCTGCATATAAGCTGGCCTTGGCAATAAGACTTCTTTTGCTTGAGTGCTGGCAAGAGCTTGACAAGGTTATCAAGGTTGAAGTTCAAAGTATTTACGACTTCCCAGACCCGGATTCAAAGAAATATCGATATCAATTAGATGTGTATATCACTACACGTCTGTAAGGAGTAATCATGGCTGATGCTATTTACAATGCAAATTACGTCGGAGCAGCAAAGGGCCGTCCTGGCGGATATGCCGCAGTCGTTGACCCAAGCGTTGACATTAAGACGCTTCTTGATGTTAAGAAGACCATCAAGGATCTGATGACTGCAAACCCCGGCAAGATTAAGTCACTTGGATATATCTCTGAGGATGGCGTTGAGTTTTCTGTTGATCTCTCTGCAGAGGATAAGAACGACTGGGGAGGAAACGCTATTAGTTCCTCAATTTCTAAGTACTCAGAGTCTGCAAAGGTGTCATTCCTTGAGTCCGCTGAGACTATTTTGAAGGTCATTTATGGAGACGATAACGTCAAGGTTGAGACAGACGGCTCTATTACTGTTCGACACAACCCACGCTTTACTGCACCTCGTATCTATATTTTTGACGCTGTTATTAATGAGACTACGGTCAAGCGTTCCATTATTCCTGTTGGACGCATTTTTGAGCGCGATACCGTAAAGCAGAACAGCTCTGACTTCCTTGGCTATACACCAACCATTAAGTGTATGCCAGCCGAGGTCTTTGACGGTGATACTTACCGTGATGTCTTCTACGACACCACAAAAGCGAGTGCGACTCCTGGCGTTGTACATTAATTAAGTTTTGAGAGGACTCAATATGGATATTTCCAACATGTCAGCGGAGCAGCTTCGAGAGCTCGCAGCGGAGAAAGAAAATTCACGTGCAAAGTTGGAGCATGATTATCTTGACTTCGTACAGGATAAGCCAAAGCACGCTCCATATGAGCGCATAATTGAATTCGAGGGTGAAGAGTATGTCGTTGACATGCGCAGAATTAAGTCTCGTGAGTTTATGCGTCGCATGGCTCGTGTTAGCGATGCAGAGCAAAATAGCCCAGAAGCACTTTCTCCTGTACTTGCTCTCTACGACTTTGTCTTTAGTGGCAATGTTGACAATCATGTTGTGGAAGTCGTAACTGCTAAACTCGGATATGACGACGCTGAAGAAATCATGCGCATTGAGTCCGCTCTTCTGGAAAAACTTGACGCAAAAAACTAATTCCGCTTGCTCCAATTCTGTGTGATGACACTAAAAGGGGCAAGCTGGAAGCAGACTTTCAGCAGTATTACCAAGTAAAGCTACAGACGCTCATTGACTCTTGTGAGTTTGAGCGTCTGTTTTATTTGATGATAAACCTCCCTCATGGCTCAAGAACAGTTTGCAATGTTGACCCCAGAAACGATTGGTCCAATAGCGACTATTTGCTTGCGCTAGCGGTTGATAACCTTTCGTATCTTCGATACGAACAAGCAGGAGGTAAAGGCAGAAAGCCTGACGCCGTCAAGCGTCCAGAACTGAAACAAGAACAAAGTAAGAAGAAGCTTCTTAACGTTTCACAGGACCGCGTTGAGGAGCTTCTTTTTAGAGAACGCTAGGAGGTGAATAGTGGCTGGAACAGTAGTAAGAGGTTCCGTCCTTCTTACTCCTAAATTCGACAATCTTGGTGCTAATGTTAAGCGAGCACTGGGAAGTGGATATAAATCGGCAGTGTCTGTCCACACGAATGCTGGACGACAGGCTGCTCAAAACTATGCAAGCGGCTTTGGTGGCGCAACCGGTGCAATTATGGGAATTGTGTCGAGCGTTACATCTCGCGCCTTAGATGCTATTTCTGGCTCAATTGCCTCTGCTGTCAACCGTGTCGATACGATTGCAAACTTCCCTAAGATTATGCAGTCTGTTGGATATTCTGCAGACGACGCGCGTGCGACTATTGAACGGCTTTCAGCTGGTATCGATGGTCTTCCGACATCGCTTGACGCTATTGTTGGCTCAGTGCAGAAGATTGCGCCTGTGTCTGGTTCACTTGCCACAGCAACAGATGTTGCCCTGGCATTTAATAACGCACTTTTGGCAGGCGGCAAGAGTCAAGAGGTAATGAATTCTGCTTTTGAGCAGTATTCACAGATGCTTTCAACTGGCAGAGTTGATATGCAGTCATGGAAGATTCTTGCTCAAGCTATGCCAGGACAGCTGAACCAGATTGCTAAAGCCCTACTCGGAGCTAATGCAAACCAAGCAGACCTTTATAAGGCCATGCAAAGCGGCGCAATTACATTTGACCAATTCAACAACGCAATTGTAAGCCTCA